GTAGAAAATATTTCTGGAGCTTCCGCAAAGAGAAAGGAAAATCTAGAAGAACTAAAAAGGAGTCCGATTGGAAAAAGTATTACGGATCCTGCCCTGAGCTCAAAGAAGATATCAAAAAATTAGGAAAAGATAAGTTCAGAAGATTTATAATATCTCTTCATGATTCTGTAGGTAAAACTAATTATGAAGAGACTCGTCAGTTATTTGTAAATAATGTTCTGATAGAATCTTTGGATCATAACATTCCAAAGTATTATAATTCAAATATTCTTGGTAGATATTACAGGAAAGATTATTTTGAAAAAGGTCTTGACAAACCTTGAACCTACTGGTAGTATAAGAAGGTTCTTGGTCGTTAAGGATTACTTTCATGGAAAACCAACTGACTGATGTTGATCTAAAAGATAGTATTATTGACCGTATTCATTACCTTGCAGAACTTGGGGATTATCTTAATGCCTGTGCGGTTTATGAAGAGTTTCGGGAAACGATTCAAGGCACAAATAAGTGACCTTTAGTAACAAAACTAAATAATCACTTATGATGATCTATATTATTAGTCCTTGAAGTGACAATTAGAGCCGTGGAAAGTGCCCTTTGAGAATTGGGTGTACCCCCTTTCTATACGGATGTAGAGTTCAATTAATTTTAATGCTAAACTTCTTTACTGTAGCCGTTCCTCTCGCAGCGATGGTTACAACCACAACGGCAACACTGCCATTCCAGAATTACAAGATGCAAGGGCCGCCACCTCCTGTTTCAGGACAAGCGCCCTTTTCCATTATTAAGGAATTTGATCTTGTTGATGATCAGAAGACAGCAATCCGAGAGGTTGCATTACCAAAGCCAAAAGAGAAAAGGCTAATTTGTAAAGGGTGTAATGAACAAGAGAATGCTACCCTGGCATACTTCCAGGATCGTGGTGTTAAAGACAGAAACGCCCTTGCTACCATCATGGGCAATATTAGACAGGAATCGACATTCGTGCCTAACATTTGTGAAGGTGGTAGCAGAACCAGTTGGAGTAACTGCGGTCGTGGTTACGGACTGATTCAATGGACATCTGCCAATCGTTATTATGGATTGGGTGATTTTGCTAAGAAGTATGGTGGTTCTCCATCAGAACTTCATACGCAACTTCGTTATCTAACGACTGAAATCCAATGGCAACGAATAGAGGACAGGATGAAAACTCCTGGTAAATCTATTCATCGTTATATGGACTATGCGTATAGTTGGATTGGTTGGGGGCATCATGGTGCTCGTACATCATATGCACATGATTATGCCAACCGACTGATCACGGTAGAGGTTTGATACAATAGAATAGGAAGGGAGGGGTTGACAATACCTCTCCCCCACTCTATACTCTAAATATGGAGAGGTGTCCGAGTGGCTTAAGGAGCAGACCTGGAAAGTCTGTATGGGGGTAACTTCATCGAGGGTTCAAATCCCTCTCTCTCCGCCTTGGGTAGGTGTCCGAGTGGTTAATGGAAGCGGACTGTAAATCCGCCGGCTCCGCCTTCGGGGGTTCGAATCCCTCCCTGCCCACTTTGGGTCTGTAACTCAATGGTAGAGTAACGGGCTTTTAACCTGGAAGTTGTGAGTTCGAGCCTCACCAGACCCATGCGGGAAATTAGCTCAGTTGGTTAGAGCGCACCCCTGATAAGGGTGAGGTCACTGATTCAAGTTCAGTATTTCCCATTGACAATTGAATCGTTATCGGTTATAATTGTCTTATGACTCAGTAGCTCAGTTGGATAGAGCATCTGCCTTCTAAGCAGTTGGTCGGGGGTTCAAGTCCCTCCTGAGTCGTTGGAGATTTATTTTCCAAATCATTCCCCTATAGCTCAATTGGCAGAGTATTTGACTGTTAATCAAAGTGTTCCTGGTTCGAGTCCAGGTGGGGGAGTTGGAAGGACTGGAAATGTCTGGGTCTTCCATAAGAGTCGGGATCATCATATCCGACTCACTAAATCCTAAGTTTTCTTAGGTCGGGGACTTGATCACCCCCGTCAGTTGCGGAGAGTGTCTTCCGCGAGTGGTGGGCACTCACTACTCATTTGTCGATGTGGCGGAATTGGTATACGCGCTGGGTTTAGGTTCCAGTGGAGCAATCCATGAAGGTTCAAGTCCTTTCATCGACACTTGACAATTAAGACTATATAGTTTATAATTGTCTCATGCGGAATTAGCTCAGCGGTAGAGCGCCTTCCTTCCAAGTAGGATGTCAGGGGTTCGAATCCCCTATTCCGCTCTTCGGGCGATTAACTCAGCGGTAGAGTGCCTCGTTTACACCGAGTATGTCGGCGGTTCGATCCCGTCATCGCCCACTTTATAAATACTTGAAAAAGTATCTGTATAATGGAAAAACTTTTTAAACTATTAAGTGATACTCAGGCCTCACTTTTTGTCTTATTCCATAAAACCTGGGCCTATCATTGGAATGTTGTCGGAGAAGATTTTCCACAACTTCACACTCTCTTTGGTGGTCAGTATGAGACAATGTTTGAAGAGATTGATCGTATCTCTGAACACATGAGGTTCTTAAATGTAAAACCTCTCAATAGTTTAGAGAGAGTTGTAGAAGTTTCCAAAGTCAAAACTGGACAAAGTACAACAGATTGCCATAAAATGGTAAAAGATCTGTTAAAATCAAATCAAGATCTCTGTGATCTATTCACTGAAGTTGCTGAGGAATCAGATGCTCAGAAGTCAAGATCAACTTCAAATCTTGCAGATGATCTGAATGAGTCACATGGTAAGTTTGTCTGGATGTTAAGATCTTATCTTGAATCTTCTCCAGGTTTAAAGGAAGAAACTGAACAAGAAGTTACCGAAGAAATTACTGAAGAAGTAGAAGAAGTTATCGAAGAAACTACAGAAGAAATTACTGAAGATTGATTAATTAAAGGTATAGTACAATGTTAAGAGTAAGATGTAAGGTGTGTAACACCGAGTTGGAGTCGCATCCAACTAAAGTAGTATGTTGTGGATGTGATAATATGACACTTGTTAAAGGTGACACTATCACCGCTGTTGACCTAAACCAGGTTGTCATGTTAAACTTATTAAAGGAAAACAAAAAAGATAGTCTTTTCAGTCCATCTGAATTGGCTTTTCAAGAATCCAGAAGAGCTCGTAAGGTTCGTAAATTGGATTTTGAAGTACGATAGGAGAATTGGCCGAGTGGTTTAAGGCGGGAACCTGCTAAGTTCTTGAGGGGTTTATGCCTCTCCGTTGGTTCGAATCCAACATTCTCCGTTTGGAAAGGTGGCCGAGTGGTTTAAGGCAACTGTCTTGAAAACAGTCGATGTGAAAGCATCCGGAGGTTCGAATCCTCTCCTTTCCGTTTAAAAATATTAAAAATTTAATTATTGCTTAATGAGTGTTTCGTAATGAACACAAAAGGATGCCTTTTGGGCTTCCATAATTATAATATAATTATGTACAAATTAGTACCTTATGGATCAACATACCTACGAAAATTGGGTGAAGATCAAAGAGACCTTTGAGGCCTCAGGTAACATGGATAATATGTTCTATAAAAGAGCATGTGAAATTATAAAAACCAAAAAAGATCCTTTAGCTAAGTTTCTTGGAGATGAGAAGTGATGGAACCTCAGAACGAATTAGTAAGTCGTGAAGAAGTTCAGGAGATGATTGATGACGCAATCCGTAGACACAATCGTAATGCTTCAATTATTAGTATGTGTGTTGGTTGGGTGGTTCTTTCTTTATTTGCTGAGGGACTTCTAAGACTTATCGGAGTTATTCCGCCAGTGCTGCCATGGCTCAACATTACCCTGAAATAATCGGTATCGTTTTTCTATTAGTATTTGCTGCTACAATGTTCTATCAAGGAACATGTATTATGAGAAATCAAAGAGGATATTCCCTCAGAGATTATATGAAACAAGATAGTACAAACATGCGTAAAAGAATAGAAGAGTTATTAAAAGACAAATGACATCTCTAACAGAAGAAGACCTAAGAGAACTACAAGAAAGAGTCACCGAACAAAAAATGATTGAACTCTTTGAAGAACCATCTACTTACGAAGACGATGATTATGGAATGGCAGGATCTTGTTAATTTTCTTGGTAAACAACTTTTGATTTTTACTGTGTTTATGTGTGGTCTTATTGTGGGATATGTCTATGGCCTTAGAGAAGGAGGTAGTTAAATATGAATAGTTTAACTTTATCTAGTATTTGTATATTTGGATCAATTAGTTTATTTGTTATTTGGGGATTAAACAATGCTTATCCACATTAGGAGGTAGTATATGAAGATTTTTTTAGATACGGCTGATGTTTCATTTATCAAATCAGCGTATGAAACGGGAATAGTTAACGGAGTTACTACAAATCCATCTCTAATTCTTAAGAGTAGTAGACAACTTAGAGAGGTTATTCAAGAGATTGCAACAGAATTTCCAAATCTAGAAAGTATTTCTGCGGAGGTTGTTGCAGATACTTCAGAAGAAATGCTTACCCAAGCAAAAAAATATTATACAATTTCTCCAATTGTTACAATTAAAGTACCTTGTACTGTAGAAGGACTGAAGGCATGTAAGTTTCTTTCAAATTTAGGAATCAAAACAAATGTTACTTTAGTATTCTCAGTTGCTCAGGCAATTCTTGCATCCAATGCAGGTGCAACATTCATCTCACCTTTCGTCGGTCGTTGGATGGATAACTCTGTGGATGGTATTGAACTTATCCGTAATATTCGTAAGGTATTTGATCTTTCTAAAACATCTACAAAGATTCTTGCAGCATCCCTTCGTGATGTGAGACAAGTAGAACAATGTGCAATCTATGGTGCAGATGTCGTCACGATTCCTCCAGTGGTATTCTGGGGAATGTATAAGAACATTATGACCGAGAAGGGATTGGAACTTTTTCAGAAGGACTGGGAAGAGGTGTTGAGTTCTGTTAATGAAAGTGAAATCTGAACATCAGTGTTGGCATTTTGTAATGTCTTCTTTTGCAAGAATATATGGAGTTCCTCGTATAAAAACTGACGAAAGGATACATGCGTTTGCATTACAATGGTGTGATGATCATAACTATATTTGTGATATTCATCGTGATAGTTTGAATAAAGTTGATGCATATTTTAGACAAGAATACGAATCTTGGGAGGGTTAAATGCGAGTAGGACTTATCGGACTTGGAAGAATGGGCGAAGGTATGTCTCGTCGTATGATGAAAGCAGGAATAGAAGTTTGGGGTTATCGGAGAAATTATGACAAAGCACAAGAAGCATACGAAAGTGGGTATGTTAGTGGCATTACAACTTCTATACAAAGCCTTGTTCAAATAGTTAGATGTAAACAAAGTGGAGTATCTGATACTTATGGTCCAGGTATCTTCATGATGGTTGTACCAGCAGAAACCGTAGAGGAGACGATTGATGAGTTACTACGATATTGTGGTGAAGGAGATATTATTATTGATCATGGCAATAGCAATTTTAAAGACAGTCGGAAAAGAGCAGAACGCCTGGCAAAACTGGGTATCCAATATATTGATTGTGGCACTAGCGGCGGTGTTTATGGTCTGGATCGTGGATACTGTCTTATGGTTGGCGGTGGAGATACTGCAGTCGCCACTTGTTCGCGCATTTTTAATGCCCTCTCTCCAGGAATCGACTCTGCCCCCAGGACTCAATTTGACTCAGACATAACCTCTGCAGAACATGGTTGGTTGCATTGTGGTGGTCCTGGTGCAGGACACTTTGTAAAGATGGTTCACAATGGAATTGAGTATGGTATAATGCAGGCGTATGCGGAAGGATTTAACATCATTAAGAACGCCAATGCAGGTGCCCAGTATGTCAGAGAAGGAGATGCAGAGGTCGCCCCTATGGCAGACCCAGAAAGTTATTGTTATGATATTGATGTTGCTGAGGTGGCTGAGTTATGGCGTCGTGGTAGCGTTGTTGGTTCTTGGTTACTCGATCTTACTGCTGATGTGTTACGCGGCAATAGTGAGCTTAAACAATTCGCTGGAGGTGTATCCGACAGCGGTGAGGGTCGTTGGACGGTTACTGCCGCTGTGGATCTGGGGGTTCCCGCTCCTGTCATCACCACTGCGCTTTATGAAAGATTTAATTCACGCAATCTGGGCACTTTCGCAGCCAAAATTCTAAATGGTATGCGTTATATGTTCGGTGGCCACCATGTAAGATAAAGGAGTTTTTCAATGGACCGATTCAAAGATTTTTCAGAATACGAACTGAAACTTTTGGCTGATGCTGTATGGATGAGACAGAGATGTTTCATCGCAGGAGACCGTAGGTTCAGGGAGTATGGAGTTATTCTGGATGAGATTCGTGAAAGAATCAATTATGTACCAGGAGTCTTTGCATGAAAAAATTCAACGATACAATTTTAACAGTCACGATATCCATCATTGACTTTCTGTATCGTGACCTACCCATACAAAGATTCTGGGTTCTGGAAACAATTGCCAGAGCACCATACTTTGCTTTTGTCAGTGTATTGCATCTCAAAGAATCACTAGGAC